GCACGTCAGCCTTCATCTCCGAGACCTCGCGGCCCAGCGTGGCGATCTCGGCCTCCATGCGACCCAAGTCGCGGCTGATTTCGTCGGCCATCACAGCACCTCAGTTCAACAGGCCGGGGATCAGGCGCGCGATCGACCCGCCGGCATACGCTGGCGGCAGGGCGTTGGGCGCGGGAGCTAGGCGGTTGAGGCCAGCACCCCTGATCGCACGCTGTGCGGCGCGGCCTGCCACCGTGTCGCCAATGCGTCCACCAATGACGCCACCGGCACCGCCACCCAAAAGCGTACCAACCGGCCCCAATCCACTGCCGATCAGCGCGCCCAACCCGGAGCCGAGAGCCTGCGGACCAAAGCGATTCAAGATTCGGTTGATTGGGTATGATGTGCCAGACGCATTGCCGCGCGTGGTGGTCTCGGCAACATTTTGCGAGAGACGCCCATACCGCGATAACGTCGAAAGTTCTTCCCTGCTAAACAGCGTGCGGTAAATCTCGCCCTGCGGGCCGTCCAGCGCGTCCCTAAAAGCCGTTGCCGCTCTTTGCGGAGACAGCGTCTCGTTATTGCGACGATTGACCAAGATGCGTTGCAGCGCCCCTTCTCTCACCGCCTGGTACGCTTCCGGTCGCGCAGCAAAAATACCCTCCAACTGGCGCATCAGTGGCCCGGTTTCACCGCGCTTCAAAGAGCCACTTTCAAACAGCGCATTGTAGATCGTTTGTCCGGGGTTGTTCTCGTTGCTCAATGTGCGCAGCGGGGCGTTTGTGCCGGCAGCGTTGGCCTGCTGCGGGAAAAACGTCTGCATGCGCGCTCCGTGAGCAAGGCGCGCTTCGTTCAACAGCGGGTTCGCGGCACCAAAATGCTCATCAAATGCTGTCATAACGCGGCTCATGGCGAGGCGGTCAGTCGGGTTGCCTTGTGCGCCTCTGTAAAGGCCAACAAGCTGCTTGCGGACCATGTCCACGCCCTGCCAGCCCAACTCCGTGACATTTACCGGACCTACGCCACCAGCGCCGGGAACGGGTGCCGCCCTAGATGGCATCGTGACTCTCGGGAAAGCGCTCGGGATGTCGCCACTCTCCGAAAACCTTCGCAACATCTGGATGGCGTTATAGGCGCTTGGTGTTGACGCCCGAGACGGAATTAACATCCCTCCCGGAAGGTTAGGGTTTAGAAACGTCGTCTCCAGCGCATTTGGCAAACCGTTAATCGTCTCTATTAATACCCCAGGCGCAACTCCGCGAGCCTCAAGTTCTGCAGGCGTAAAGGCGCGCGTGTATTGATCGCGAACCCGAGTCCTCGCGGCTTGATTTGCATCGTTGAACCCGCGTTGAATGCGCTCACCAATTTGGCCTGGATTAAGTGGTTCCTCCGACCCGGAAATCTGGGCGCGCAAGCGCCCACCAGCCTCGTCCAGCGCACCCTGCTGCGCAGTGTCGGCACCCCGCATGACAGTCTGGGCCGGTGCCCCGCGCCCGCCATGCCGCATCTGATCTTCAGCCGCCACCTGCGCGGGCGTTCTAGTGATCTGTCCAGTGGTCTGTCCGACCCCGAATTCATCCCCCAACATGCGGCGCTCGGCCTGTTGTATAGCCGGTGTGCTGCCAAAGTTGCGACGGTAGGTGGTGTCGAGCAACGTCAACTGCTGCGGAGTCAGGTCGGCAGCGTCAATGCCGGCGCGCTGCAGGACGGTCTGGCCGTGCCGCGTCAGGTTGCCGGTTTCAGATACTAATGATGGCGCGACGCGACTAAAGATGGACCGCGCGACCGGAGTGGCAACTTTCTGGATAACTGGCGGCAACAGCGCGCCAATGGCTGCAGAGATGGTAGCCTTTTTGGGGTCGATCTCTTGTGCTTCGCCGCCCGCCTGCCGAGTGAGATAGTCCTCCCCCAAGCTCATACCGGCGTTAGTGGCACCGCCGACCAGCGCCATGCCAGCCAAGCCAGCGGGGGCACCCACCGCCATCAATGGCACAGAAGCCGCAACACCAGTGGCGAGGCGGCCAGCATCCATCGCGTCAAATTCGCCGGGACGAGAAGTATAAAACTTCTGCCCCTTGTATTCGATCATTGGGTTGCCAAATTTGTCTTGGACGGACTTCGCACCGGGCAAATGCTTGGCATATATCTGCTGACGAGCCTTGGGGTTGTCCGTCATCAGCGTGCCGAAGAGCGTAGCGGCCTTGCCGCTGACACTCAGTCCTTCGTTGCCCTCGACATCTTTGCCGTTCCACACGGCAACACCCGGTAGCTGCATGCGCCCTGTCGTTGGCGCGTCGGGGAATTCAATGCCATTTTCCCGGCCACCGCCAGACGATGAAACGTCTTCCCAGCCACCGCCAGCGGCGGCGTTGGAATTAGCGAAGAATCGCTGCGCGCGAGACTTTCCGTCACTGTTGCCAGGAAGAAGTATGTCTTGAAGTGACAGGCCCTTTTGCTCCGCAGACCAGATGATCTGTCGGTATTTTCCCTCGCTCAGTCCGCCAGAATCGTTCAGCATCTTTCTGGCGCTTTCGTAGGCCGATGGCTTATCGGGCCACGATCTGGTCACGCTGTCTGGATGCGTGTCGTTGGCGTAAGACACCAGAGACCACCGCTCGGGGTCGTCGCTTACGGTATGGCCGCCTTGACCGTCTCCCGGCTGCGTGATTCTCACCGCGCCGCTCTTTAACAACTTCTCGAAATCCAGCGGCGGGTACACGCCCTCGAACGGGTCGTTGAAATAGCGATCATCCGGGCGCTTTCCCTTGGACTCGACCATCAGGGGCGACGGAACGTCTTCCCAGCCACTCACTTTGGCTTCCTCTGATAAATGCCGCGTGCAGCATCCCAGCGGTAGTCGTATTTGGTAGTGTCTGCGCCAGAGGGGAGCGGCGGCGGCGGCCCACCGCCCTCTCCCCCTTGCTGCTTTGTCTTCTCGCGTTCAAGGTAATTCTGCGCCGGCTGGTGCGGCTTGAAGCCGTTGTCGTGGTTATAATAATCATGTTGCGAGGCCAGCATGTTATTGTACTCGGCCTTTAAGTTTAAAAGTTTTTCTGTGACGGTTTTTGCGTTGTCGTTTATCGACGGTATAAACGGTTTGAGTCGCGGCGTTTCACCAATCGTTACGGCGGCCCCGCTTCGGTCGTGCAATTTTAGCGAGCCAATATCAGCGACCTGCGCCCGCGCTTTTAGTCCTTCAGGGTCGATATATTCGTTGTTTAGTTTTCCGCCCCATTCAGGCGACAAGTATTGAACAACAGACCCCCAACTACCAGTTGCATTAGGGGTCTTGTCCAAAGACTCAATCGCAGAATCAATCTTCTGCATAGCGCTCAGGTTCTCGGTCATGCCCTTCGTGATCGACGCCGGGATGTCCTTGATCTGCCGCTTGGCAGCGCCGGCTTGTTCTAGGTATTTCGGGTCAGCAGGGCCGTCGGCGATGTAGCCCACACCCCCATCCGGCTTGCGCTCCCACCCAAACGGCACTTTATTCGCCGCAGCTTCAGCGGCAGTCTGCCGCTGCTGACTGGTGCGCCAATTGTCCACCAACGTCACGGCATCGCGGGCGCGGCCAGACTTGAACAAAGCCGGGATAATAGACTGCATATCGGCGGGCATCTGCTTCAGCGTCTCAAGGAAGGCCGGGTTCTCACCCACCTTCATCAATTCCGCATCAGCCGCCTCGGTGCGCCTGTCCTTGACGACGCGCTGCGCCACCAACTTCTGCTGCGCCGCGTTCGCCAGCATCTGCTGGTTATTCGCCGGCATGGCACCAAGGGGCTGCGCCGCTTGCGCGATCATCTGCGCTCGCTGCCACGGATAGATGTTCTCGCCAGCAGCCACCAACCCCATGCCGCTTTGCAGGAGCGTGCTAAAAAGGTTCTGCTGCATAATCGCCTTGCGCTCGTCGGGCGACACGATGTCGTCGGTGGGGTCAAGAAGGCCAGCCATTACGATCTCCCGCTCACTAAGCGTCCACGCCGCCGGTTGAAGACACGCCGCTATCGACGCCAACACCCGTGCCAGAAGCAGTGCCACCAACACCACCCGTGCCGCCAACACCGCCGCCTTCGTTGCCCGTCGCACCATTCGCGCTGCCGTCGTAGGCACCCATCCCGCCACCGCCGAAACTGGGGTATGCCCCAAAGAACGGCGAATACGATGGCGCGGGAGGCGGTGGAGGTGGCGGCCAGCTAATGCCGGTCTTCGGCACGGGCGGCGTGTAGGACTGCAGGCCAAAGCCGCCAATCCTCGATGCCATTGACGGGTCGGCCTGCATCGCGGCCAGCAGCCCCGGCACCGCAAGCTGCTGCTGCAGGGCCTGGCTGAACGCCTGCGACAGCGCCTGATGGGTCGGCCCGTAGAACGACTGCTGTTGCTGCGGTGCTGGCTGCTGCAAGGCGGCGCTGATCGGCACGTAGCCGCCGTTCGGCGCTCCACCAAATTGCGACATCAGGGCCTGCTGGATGTAGGACAGAGGAAGCTGGTCATAAATCGACATCACTCGTCTCCGAGTAGGCCGCCAAGCATCAAGCGGCGGCGTTTTTCATCTGGAAAGATTGCGGCCAGAAGGCCGCCCGGTTGCGCCTGCGGGCGATGCGCCTGTGACTGTGAGGTCATGGCCTGCTGCATCCACGGCGGCGGTGGTGCAGCCTGCGGCTCGCCCGCAGCAACCTGGCGCATGCCAGCACCAAGAAGGCCGCCAAAATCAAAAGGCTTGGCGGCGGGCTGCTGGGCGGGATTGCCGGGAGGCGACCCCCCGTAGCCAACCATGTCTCGATAATCTTCAGGTGCTGCAGCTACCGCAGTGCCGGCTTCCGCGACATTTGGCGGGCCTCCGATCCACTGCGATTCCTGCGTGTCGCCCTCGCCCGTCCATGACGCTTGCCGCCCAAGTATCTGTCGCTGGTGCGCGTTGTACTTGTTGTTCCAGAGATCAGCGAACTGCGCGCCGGTCATGTCTGGCGTACCACCATTGGCCGTCACGTTGCCGATCGTGGTCAGTTGACCGACCGGCTTGTTGGCACCCTTCAGCAGGCTCGATGCGCCACCAGCGCCCTGCTGCCATCCCAGATACAGTTCCTGTGGGGTCGGGTCTCGCCCCAGCGCCGACTTCATTGTCGCTTGAATCTGCGGCTGATACTTGAAGTACGCATCCAATTGAGCGTTCGGGTCGAAGATGTCCTTACCGCCGCCGTAGGTCTTCCATTCGCCTGACCCGAATTGGAACAACCCCTTATGCGTTCCGGCCTTGTTGACAGCTTTAGGATCGAACGTACCGCCCGTCTCGATCGACGCCATCGTCATGGCATGCGTCGGATCGATGCCAGCCTCTATGGCGCGGCGGCGAATCAGGGCTTGGATTTCGGTTGGCGTCATCAATTGAACGCCTTCCGCATCGACGGGAAGCCAAGGTTCACCGCGAGCTTGCCACCAACCTCATGCACCTGGTCCGGGTACTTCTCGGCAATCTCCTGTGCCATAGGGCCGATAACCTTGGGGTAGGTCTTCGGATCGCCCTTGTAGCGGTAGGCGTACATGGTGACGCCGGTCTCCTGGTCCTTGCCAACCTTTTTGATATCGGTCTTTTCGGTCTCGTCTGAAAACGGCAACAACGACATGAGTCCTGCCATGGAACTCATCCCCGGCGCAGCCGCCATGCTTCCAATACCGCCCAACAGACCAATGCCCGACGATGCGGCACCAAGCCCCTGCAACAGCGGGCTTGACGACGGCTGCTGCTGCGCAGGCCCCGTCGTCGTAACCGTCTGCCCATAAGGCGTCTGCCCCAGCGCCATGAGCGGAATCTGCAACTGCTGCAGCGGAAACTGCTGGGCCTCCATGTAAGCCTGCCGCGCCGCGTCGTACTGCGCCTGCTGGTCGCCCTGGATCATGCCCTGACCCGCCAGTGCCGCACGCGAGCCAGACAGGAACGCCTCCTGGCCCTGCCCCGCCAGAGACCCAAGCTGGTTGGCAGCACCGACCCGCAACCCGGCACCCTGCAACCCAGCCGCCTGATTGGCCTGCTGCGCTGCCATCGCACGGTTGATGTCTCCCGTGGCACCAGCCTGCGCCTGGCTGAAATTCTGCGACATCAACTGCGAGGCAAGGTTGCCCGCGTTCAGTGCCGCGCCAGCATTCGTCATGCCTTCCATGACGCCTTGCCGCGAACCACCGAAAGCACGGTTGCGGATGGCCTGATCGCCAATGCCGTTCAGCGCCTGCTGTCGCTGCGTGTCGAGAGCGCGAAGTCCGTAGTTGACCACCGAATCCGTGTACGGATTCATGTAGGGGTTCAGGTCCGTCTGCGACAGGAAGTTCGGCTGCACCATGCCAGGCTCATAGTTCGCCGCATTGGCCGTCGTGTTCTGCGCTAGCGCATAAGCCGGGTTGGTGCTGCCGACGTTGTTCTGCAGCGCCGCAATGTTGCCTTGCGCGCCCTGCGTGATGCCGGCGTAGCGCGGCCCCTCAAAGGGGCCAAGCAGATTGGCAGAGACCTCGTATGCCTTGGCGAGGTTTCTCTGCCCCGCGTCCTGCACCCAACCCGGAAGCTCGGTCTTCTGCGTAACGGTCTGCGTCCCGTTGCCGCCACCACCTTTAGACATTGGCTAAATCCTTTGTAAACACAATCTTGGACGCTTTCCATCCAAACTCTGGCAGCACGGTCTTCCAGCCCGCCCGTGCCGCTGTTGACAAAAACCTACAGCTATTGGTGAGCGCGTGGCGCTCGACGGCATCCTGAAGCTGCATCACGCCGGGAAGCCTGCCCGCAACGATCCAGCAGTGCAGATAGCGGGCTTGCGGCGCTTCCATGATCTCAGTGACGCAGACGCCGTCGTCGTTCTCAAAAAGCTGGTACTTGCCCTCAAGCAGGCCATCCAGCACGTCCTGAAGCGAATGCGTGCCGCCGCCATGCTTCAACGCACGGGCGATCTTCGCCATCTTTTCCTCGGGCGTAAGCGGCTTAAAGGCGCGACTTGCCATCGTTCACCGCCGTTAAAAGGTTGCCACTGGTATTGACCGTCACCTCCCAGGTGACGCCATCCGCATCGCGCAGCATGATGCGGCTGACGGCTTCGTTTGTGGAGACCACGCTGACAAAGGCGCGACGGATGGCATCGAGCGCCAGTTGCAGGAACGCGCCCGTTGGATTGGCGGGCGGGGTCGGAAGATTGACGTTCATCTCCCCGTTCCCCTGACCGGAGCCACGTCCATGCGGAACTTGCCGATGCCCCACTCGCCGTCCGCTGTCGGAGAGAAGCGCAAGCGAACCTCACGCGACTCGATGCGGGTATCGAGGTAGCCGTCTGCACGCGCGGAGTATGGGCCAAAGGTGCGCTCGGCACCGTCTGGCGTCATCCGCCCGTAAGCCGTGACTTGCGTGCCGACACCGCTGTTGCCCAGCAGCATCTGGCGAACGGCGATCGTGCCGTCACCGTTGCCGACACCCAAGGCTCCGCTCTCGATAAAAATGTCCTCGTAGCGAGGATTGCCGGCATCCGTGTATCCGGTCTCATGCTGATATACGTGGCCGTCCGACGCGCCCATGTAGGGAGTCTTGAAGACTTCAGCGCCGTACATCGCGGAACGCGAGAGCGTGCCGCGATACCAAACGTCAGACCTGTAGTCCCAGATCACGTACTTGTTGCATTCCTGCTCGCCCACCGACGAGTAAAACCACCAAACCTCGGGGAACATGCCGTGATGCGCGCCGTGCATGCGGAAGGGACCGTATGACGGGTCCATGTCTTCCATAATTTCGTTGAGGAACGGGCAGACCATGTCGTTCACCAGACCACCGGCATACAGGTGGAAGCCGATGCGATCCCACCAGGCGACCTTGCCGTTAAATTCGGCAATGGCGTTGGGGTGCAGCAAGCTGCATTCACCTATGGGATTGAAACCATAGATGAACGGAGCGCCGACATACTGAGCCAGAAACACGTCGGTGGAGGAAAAGATCAGCAGTCCCTCCTTGACCAGAAGCGCTTTTTGCAGCGGCGTGTTGGTCACAAGGTCTATGTACCCAGAAGTGTTGGTTGCGCTGGCGTATTCAAAGTCGGTGTAATCCTCACGGCTGGACCAGCCGACACGGAACGGACGCGCCGTGCCGTCGAAGTCGTTGGGCCGCACCAGCAGCAAGTGGCGCTCGTCCGTGACTACCAGCGACGTGACACCAGACGGCGCTCCCGTCGTCAGTGGCGTATAGGCGCTGACAGTGGTGCTGCTGACCGTCTGGCTGCTGCTCACGGTGTAGGTTCCCGTGCCACCAGTGCCGGTGCCAAGAGCCGTGATGGTGGTGTGTGCAGCGATGCCGGTGCCAGTGATCTTTTTGCCAACGGCAAGCGTGCCGCTTGTCACCGCGCTGACCGTCAGCACCGTGGTGGCAATAGAACCCGTAACCACGGCAGAAGTGGCGGTGTCGTAGGTCGGGCGGATAATATCTGGCGCGGTCGTCGGGGTCGTCACGTCGTAGTAGAAAACACGGCCATCCGAGTTTGCCGTGAGGATCACGTCTTCTCCCCAGTTGCTCATCGACCAGAAAGCATACGGCGAGTAAATCTGCGACGGCGCAGCACGGGCATTGCCGTAACCGGCTTCACCGTAATCAAGCGTGCCGTAACCACCATTGACGCCGATATTCGACAGCGGCACGAAGTTGGCGGGCGTGATGTCGGTAAAGTTACCTTGGTCGGTGTAGAGCTTGCTCTCGGTGCCGACGAGGATCAGGCGCTGCGAGAGGTTGTTGCGCCACACAAAAACCTTGCGAACCGCACCCGTAAGAGCCGTGGCGGTGTTTCGCACCCATCCGCCGATCGCGCGCATCGACCCCGCTTGCCAGCGGACGAGGTTCATGTCGTACCAACGGTCGGGCGTATCGTAGGGCGTATTGTTACGCTCGATCCCTGGCGGAAGCTGGATGGGAACTAGCGGCATCAGGTCTTGATCATGTAATTGAGCGCCAGCGTCGGCTGCACGTTCAGGTGAGCGCCGCCGCCGCCCGTACTGGTCGAGGTGCCGTTATTCAGGAGGCCCGCAGCCAGATACGCGCCGCCGCCGCCGATGTCGCTACCGCTCACGATCTGCGCCGGTACGGAATGCGTGTGCGCCGGCATTTCCGCCGTGATGAGCGTGTGGGTCTGCGTGCCACCCGTGGCCCCCAGCGTGTTTCCGTCAGGAGACATCGTGGTTGATGTCAGACGGCTGGCTGCAGAGCCGCCCATCCCGTCCATACCTGCCGCCACCCTGCCGCGCAGATCGGGCAGGTTGAATGTCGAGGAGCCGTCGCCAGTACCATACGCGGTGCTGATGACACCGAAGAGCGTGGCGTAGGTAGACCGCGACACGGCCTGGCCGTAGCACAGCAGGTAGCCGCTGGGCGCTGACGACCCGGCGAACGGCAGCACCGCGCCGGTCGGCATCAGGCCGGTGTTGCTAGTCAGCGTGACCGTGCCACTCTCGTCGGGGACCGTCAGCGTGCGCGTTGTGCCGGTCGTGACGCCAGAGACGCTGAATTTCAGTATCTTCGTGGCGTCCGTGTCGTCCTTGATGGACGTATTGCCAGCGCCAAGGTTGACCGTGGCAGCAGTGGCGGTGATCGTTCCGGTCGCCGTCAGGGTACTGGAGACGGTGGTCGCGCCAGATATTGTCGTCGCGCCAGATATTGTCGTTGCGCCAGAAAGGGTGGCCGCGCCAGAGATTGTAGTCGTATTGGAGATCGTGGTCGCGCCAGAAAGGGTCGTAGCACCGGAGAGGGTGGAAGCGCCAGATGCCGCCAACGTACCGGCGACCGCCAGCGTTTTGCCCGCACCGACCTTCAGGCCGACCGACGTGCCTGTACCGTCCGACTTGAAGATGCCGTCGAGCGTATCGAGGCCGTCATTCAGGTGGCCGCCCCAGGCGTCTGTATCTGCGCCTACTTCGGGCTTCGTCAGGTTCAGATTCGCAGTATACGAATTGGGCATTGTGACCTCGGCCCCGGTGGGCCTTCAATCGCTGGTGGGATTGCCGGGACGGGTCGCTCGAAAGCGGTATCCGTGTCCCCGAATGAGGCCCCGCAGGGCCGCCGCCAAAGAGGCGGAAAAGCTAGGCTACACTACTTGACAAATGCTGGTTTTTCAAGGGCCAGGCCGCCTGCGTATTTACGCAGCTTCTGCAAGCGGTTCCGTCGAAAGCTGCGCGTCACCCTGCTTCTTGATGTCTTCGATCATGTCTTTGACCTCCGGTTTTATTTTACGCTGCGACAGGCGCGGCGTGTCCTCGCGTTAGGTCGGCGTCGATGCCGGCAGATTCTCGACCGGCACTTCCGACGCAATCGTCTCGCTGGTATTCGGCTGCTGCGCGTTGGCCTGCTGCGCGATCTGCTCCAGCACGACGACGGTCTGCTGTTGCAGGGCCTGTAGCGCGTGGCAGATGACGTTAATCGCCGGGACGGATAAATCGAGTTTCATTAAACGGCTCCACTATCGACGGGCACCCACGGCAACGGCAGAACCTGCGTCGTCGGGTTTCTCTGCGCCTCAATGCTCTGGTCAAGCTGCGCTTGATACTCAGCCGTCTGCTCCGGTGTCCACGCATCGAGAACCCAGCCCGCGATCTGCTCCTGCGTCAGGTCGGCGTAGGGCGTGAACGGCGCACCCTGCACGTAGGCGATATCGGTCGTGATGAAACAGGACGCCGTGTATTCGCCGTCAGCGCCAACGTAGCTGGCGATCACGCGATAGACGACATCGACCTCGCCCTCGGCTGTCGGGTAGTTGACGAGGGTGGTCGGTGTGAGTGTGTAGGCGGTGGGCATTTATGATCCTCTAGTCATTCGTTGTCTTGGCGGCGAGGTAGTAAGTCGTGCCGCCGATCACTATTGTCACGGTGCGATTGGGTGACGTTGGGCTTACAGAATTGACGGTGTTGCCGACAGAGATCGCACCGCTTTGGGAAACACTAAACACGGTCCCGGCGCTGTTAACTCCGTCAATGATATTGCCGGTAGAACTCGCGTTAGTTTGTTTAACTGTGAGCGCCGAGAGTGCATCTGCCACGTTGCGTGAAATGCGCGTTCCACCCGCGAGCATCTCAATGAGAGAATTAGAGGCGGTGCCGGTGTTCCCAAGAGCAAGCGCAGAAATGGTGGAATTAACTTGAAAGTTGCTGCTGAATAATGCCGTGCCAGTCACGTTCAGCGCATAGGTACCGATGGTCGCGCCGCCGAGGGCGAGGGTTGCCGCCTGAAGTCCGCCAGCGACCGAACCCGCCGCGCCAGTGCCTACGCCGATGATGCCTGCGGAGATGCGGGAGATTGCGGTATCGGGTGTCGTGCTGGGATTTGAAGTAGGCGAGAAACCAATGCGTCCAGCGGCCTTAGTACTAATATCGCCTGCGGCCTGCTGATCGAGCGCGAACCCTACGCCCACGATGCCGCCGGCAGCCACAGTGATGGAAGTAGCTGCCCCCATCGACAGCGAGCCGCCGAGAGCCGTCGTCCCCGTCACCGCCAGCGCATCGGAGCCGATGGTCGCGCCGCCGAGGGCGAGGGTGCCGCCTTCCATGATGGCGCGGGTCGTGTTGTCGCTACGGAAGAATTTAACTGTGTTGGCCGTCCGCAAGTCGATGATCGGACCTGAAGACTGTGAAAATCTGCCGTCTACGCTGTTGACTGAGCTAGTAGCATTTACGGCTCCACCAATCGTAGCTGTTCCGCTGATATTGGCCGTTCCCGTCACCGCCAGCGCATTGGAGCCAATGGTCGCGCCGCCGAGGGCGAGAGACGGAGCTGCCTGCGCGCCCGTGAACGTGTTCGCGCCGAGCGATGCGCCGTAGGCATCGACTTTACGAATGGTCATGCTAGGCCCCCGTGTAAACGGTGAGCACCTGCGTGTTGGTGCCGATCTGCGTCATGGCGGACTGAGCCGCTTTGCCGGTGATCTCGATAGTCGCGCCAGGTCCAATTGGAATTCCTGCGGTCAAAGAACAGGTGCCGCCTGTGGGGTCGATGGCCGCGACGGCGTTTGCGGCGGGGTTGCTTACCATCACCGACAAACGTGCAGCCGATGCACCCACCAGGACGCCAGACGCGCCGGTCATCGTCACGGCGGCTTTGGTGAGCGTTGCGCCATCTTCGCCGCGCGACGTAATGAGTAGGCCCTGGCTGTCAACCCGCAGCCAATTAGACTGATTGTCGGCAAGGGTGGGTGGGGTGGCGTTGTAGATGCCGCCGATAGTAGTCTGGTGCATAACTTACCTCCGATTAAAAGCCGCGCCGACGCGCGGTAAGTTGAATTGAAGACCGCATGGCGCGAGGAAGGACTAGGCGTGTCATGTTGGCGATACTCCGTTATCGGCCTTGTCGAGCGCCGCAGCGACGACGGTGGCGGGGGCTGTGGTGGTGTCGACTTTCACGGTGACACCCGGCATTGCACCGGCAGAAAGGGCGATGTTGGCAGGCGAGCGCGTGACGATGCCCCAAATCACGGTGCCGACAATGGCAATGATCGGTGCCGCCTGCGCGACGAGGTTGGTGATCTGGCCCATCTGTTCGTTGGTGAGTTTGCCGCTCGACACCAGCCACGTCAGGCCGATAGTGGTGACGGTGCGCAACATGGACTTCCACTGGTCCTGACTAAGCCCGAGGAACATGATTGCCTCCTAAAGACATACGAGTAAACACGCTTACGGCTTGGCGGGCGGTGTCTTGGCCTTCGCCAACTCGGCCTGTGCGGCCTGTAGCTGCTTGTTCAGCTTCTGGACTTCGGCCGCGAGCTTGATGACTTGCCCGGTGCGCTCGTTCAGCAACTGCATCGCAACGTCCAGTTCCTCGTTGGGTGCCTGCTGCGCTAACGCGGGGGCCGCAGCGAGCATCACCGCGAGAAATACGGCAACGATTTTGAGCTTCGTCACATCAACCTCCGACCCAAGCCGTGCCATTGTAGAATACCGGACAGGTAACAGCGCCGCCGCCAGTGAGCGCCACCCCGACACCAGCGCACGTCGTCAACTGGTTTGTGACGTATGCGCGTGCGCCAGTGCCGGGAGCCGCCGGAAGAGCAGCCACGGTGTAGCCGCCGGTCGTGATCGTTCCCGTAAACGTAGGTGATGTTGCAAACACCAGCGCACCAGATCCGGTCTTGTCAGTGACGGCGGCGGCCAGATTGGCGCTCGATGGCGTTGCTAGAAAGGTTGCAACACCAGTTCCAAGGCCGGTGATCCCCCCAACCGGAACAGCCGCTGCGGTAACGGATGTGTTGCAGCCAAATCCAGTATTAGTTGTCCATGTCAGCGCGCTTGCTGTCGTTGAGCAGCTTGAAATTGCAAGAGCCGTAGGAGTTGCTGTACTGGCCGTCGCGTTGCCCATGACGGAGTTGGTGGCGAGAGATTGCTGCGCCTCTATCAACGTCCATTGAGCAGCGGCGGCCCAATAGAAGAGTTCCACGCTCTTCGTCGCCCCAAGCGTGGCGATAGTCCCCGAGATTGTATCCCCCACGCGGCCTACGTTGAGCGTTAGAGCCGTGATGTTGTAGGTGGACTGAATTACTGCGCGCTGGCCGTCGCCGGGATTGGGCGGCAACGTGATGATGAGCGTGGCGAGCGTGCCAGCCGGGACCAACTTCAGGATGCCCGTCGTCTCGGCCATCGTCACCGTCTGGCCGGTCGTGGGAGACGCAAGCTGATAGTTATGCTCCAGCTCGCTACGGAACACACCGACATTATTTGCGCCACCAACAAAAAACGGCGTGGCGGCGTTGATATTCGGGCCGATGAAGCGGTTGTTGCTGCCCGCCGTAGCCCTGACGGCGTAAGTCCCGTATGCCCACTGCCCACCGATGAAGGTATTTGCCGTAGCGCCAGCCGAGTCAATATCGACGCAGTACCCGACTACTTCGCAGTCAGGCGCAGAAAAGACATTGCCGTAGTTGAAGCTATTGGTGATATGAATGGCGGTGACAGTGCTGCCCACCGTTCCGCCGACAGACACATCGAAGTTGCCGAAGGCGACCTGTCGAAGCTGAAGCACCTTGCCCGCCGCCGCCGCTGTAGCGCCGACTCCGCCGTTTATAGCGAAGTTCGGGTTGTAGACCGCGTTAAGCTGCACAGCGACGGCATTCGCGTGGTCGCTTTGGTTGTAGACCCAGATCGACAGCTTCATGCGGTTCTGCTGGTCGCTATAGTCGGTATAGCCCAGACGAAGAACCGGGCTGGCGATGTCCGCGCGAAATGCCATTCCACGCATGGTAACGTAGGCACCAATCGCGGGCGTGATGATGCTGCCGCCAGAAGTAACAACGCTAAATGGATAAGTCCCCCCTGTCGTCATAGTCGAGACGAACTGGGAGCTTTGCTCGCCGTCACCGTACAGGGTGAACCCCGTGTACTGGCGCAAAACGTAATCGAAAACGACCGCGCTGGTCGTCTTGTAGGTTCCGGCCGGTGCGTAGCCTGAACTTCCGGTTGCCATCACGCGGGCAAACCACGCATTGACGGCAGACGTGTCGTCGGCAGAGTTATCACCAACAGCGCCGCAGCCCCGCAGATTGATAATGCCGTATTCGAGTCGGAAATATCGACCAGCGGTCCCAGAAGGCGGATTAACGACGTTGCAGACATTTACCGCCGTTGAACTCCCGGCTACCCAATAGAACTGGCCGCCGCCGCCATCACCAGCTGTCGTGTATCCCTGAACCGTAACGGCAGCAGGTCGCGTCGTAAGTGCTGTAAGCGCGGCAATATTGGAAACCGATATGGCTACACTGGTGCCAACTGCATAAGGCGTTGCCGCTCGCGTGTAGCAGACAGTCGTGCCAGCGGTCGGCTGCACCTGAAAGATATCGTCCGCCGCCGAGCAGGCCCCAGCAGACAGGTTGAAGATGCCGGGGTTGGCGTCAACGACCTGCACCACCGTGGGGCGGCTTGTCGTCATCGCCTTGAGCGCGGAAATCGACGGGACCGTGTAATACTGCGTCTGCGTCTGCGCGAAGGCCGGTGAGGCGAGAAACAGAAGAGCGAACAGGAGCTTTTTCATGCTGGTGTCCATGATCCCATAGAGGACTGTACGATCCACTCGGTGGCCGAGCGGCACTTGACGAACAAATACGATCCGACCTCATTAGATGTGATGGTCCCGCCTGCGGTCGTGGCCAGCGCACCAAGGTAGATCGTGACGCCACCGGGCGCGTCAATCACCACGTTTTGCGCTTCCATGACAGCAAATCCGTAGGCCAGTCCCGCAGTCGAGGCGGGCAATGTGAACGTGACGCTTCCTGCTGTGCCGTTGTTGTCGAAATCCTTGTAACTGTCGGCAGCCAAAACGGCGTAGCTGGCGGTCTTGGATGTGACGACACCGAAGCCCGTGACGCCCGTGCCGCCATGCGCCACCGGCAGCGTGCCGGTAATATTGGCCGCAGGCATGGCTGTCTGGGCGAGCGTCGTGATCTGAGCAGTGGTCGCCTTAACCGTTGCGCCGCCCTGGACGATTGGCAGCGCCTCCGTGCCATCAAGCGCAGCAGCCGACGTAAGCTCCGTAATCTTGATGCCGTGGCTCATCTGCCGCTTCCTAGCTCGCGGTCCACGTCGCCGCGCTATTACTCTGCGACGACCATGCCGTGACCGTGAAATCCACGATCAAAGCCAAATCGTCTTCAGTGTGCAGCACAAGGTCGCTTTCCGTCGTTAAAGAGAACGCCGTGGGTGGTAGCGAGTCCCAGCCGCCTGTCGAAGTAAGAGATGTCCACGTCGTTGGCATCAGAACCCACGCCGACGTGCCGTAAGCTGAATTGTCGAGCGCATGGCGCGCTCGCTCTCAAGATTCATCGCGTCCATCACCTGCTGACGCGCCGCCGCCCAAAGCTGCACACGGTCGTCGTCCTTGAGGTACGGAGCCGCCTCAAGCAGCGCGCTGTACAGATACAGGTCAGGCGACTTGGTCAGCAGCCAGTTGGTCGTGTTGCTGTCGGACAACGCGAAAATCTTGGCGTAATAAACCATCCGCAAATCAAGGTCGCTGCCAGGTGCGGGAATGATCTCGAAAGCGCCGTCGATCACCGTGTAATAGTAGGTCGTGGAGGCCGTCCGGTTTTGGGCCTTCAGCACCTTGGCTTCCTGCGGCCCGATATAATCCATTGGCGGCTGCGCCGAAGCTGCGTCCAGTTCCAAAGAATAGTGCTGCAGGAAATCAGTCGGCAGCGACACATACTCGTCCTCAGAAGTCGTCTGCACCCTTGTCAGCATATCGCGCGTGCGAAGCTCGCGATTGAACTTGGCTTCCGCCAACGTCACGAAGGACGGCAGCACGGCAGTCAAATCCGCGCGATTGAGATAATCTGCAATTGTCGATTTGATCTCGGAGTACGTGCTAAGGGCCATCGTTTATCTCCGCGTGTTCCAGCATGTATTCAAAACTGCCGATGTGGCGGACTTCCTTTGAAATATCGTGGTCGATGTGAGTCGGATGACCAACCTTTGCTGCGTGCAGGCACATTGAAACATCTTCACCAAGGAACATGGCGTTCTTGGTCGAGTAGCCAATGTGAAACCACGGGTCAGCTAAATCTTTGAACACTTGCGCCGAAGTCAGCATCAAGCCCATGCCGGCTGCTGTAACTTGCTCAAGACCTGTCGAACCCTTGCGGGTCGGCACTCGCACCCAACCATCGTCAGTCATATTTTGCGCCGTTGTCTTGGCCGGTAGAACGCGCGTGGCGTAGTTTGCCGCCACGATTGTCTTGTTACGCTCCAACAGCCGCTGCAGCGCGTTCTTCGGGAACCGCATGTCCGAGTCAATCCAGAGGATGTCCGTTGCACCCTGTGTAATTGCTTCCTTGGCCAGAATGACACGCTGGTCCACGATTAACGTGCCGGAGCTATGATACAGCCCGATGTTCATGCCTGTTGCGGCATGGAAACCGACCATGTTCGCCAAATCAAAGGAAAAACCGGCGCATACCTGGTCGCGGCACGGCACGCAGATGGCGACCCTCACAGGTGGCCCTCATGCGTGCGGAAATACTTGTTGTCGGGATCGTTCAGCCACCGCTTGAACGCTTTGGAGTCGTCAAGAATGCCTTTTGCCTTGAGGTCGTGGAAGATCGTCAGGGGCAAAGAGGCAACCTTGGCCCACTCGCCAAACCGCTTGCCGGCCTCATTGGCCTGCTTGCGGTTGAAGTCCAGCAACGTATCCACCGCCTGCTCGGCAACGTAATGCGCCACGCCATCGCTCTCATCGTGATAAAGAACGTGGCTGATGCCGGTGTTAGGATCGTGATCGATGACTTTGCGCATATAAAGTTGGGGAGGTCCAAAGACCTCCCCACCCCTAGCTAGAGTTAAGACGTAGAAAGATCGCGGATCACGGCCATCGCCTTCTGCTGGCGAACCTTGAGGCCGAATTCAACGATCAGCATGCGCCGCTCGCTGTCGCCGGTCTTGCTCATCACTTCCGTGCGGAAGTTGCGGAGGTAGCCGACCGACGCGAAGTCGGGATCGACCAGGTAGCCGTTGCCTTCCGGCTGGAACCGATTGGCGACCACGGCGATCTCACCGAAGTCGCTGATGAACACGTCAGCCGCGCCGACGATGTCTGCCTGCTTACCCGGAGCGATGTCGCGATACGGAGTCGCGATGCCGCTGAAGGTCGAGAAGACCGTCTTGTTGAACGGGCCGACCATCAGCATCTTGAGCTTGCCGCCCTGAGTCCACACGTCCTTCGCAGCAGCCTTCAGGAGCGTGCTGGTGAAGGCACGCGCCGTGCCGGCAACGGCGGCAGTTGCGGGGTAGCCTGACAGGTTGGCACCGCCGCTCGACATCACCGGGGCCGCCGCAGTCGCGCCAGCGCCCTTGTAGCTGTTGGTGATGATCCAGCCGCCGAGACCAGCCGTCTTGCGGGCAGTCGTGGTCGCGCCCGCAAAGGCCACCTGATTCGAAGTCAGCACCGACTCCATGTCGCGCTTGAGTTCGGAAGCGGCCTTGGCAAGTTCGTAGGCCAGGTAGCTCCGCATGCCGGCCTTATCAACCGCCTCCAGCGTGCCAGACACCTCGACCACCTTGCGGCTGATCTGAGTGTAGTTGCCGACGCGGTCGGTCGCTGCACGGGCGTCTGCGCTAGTGATCTGGTCGCCTTCCAGCACAGCGTTCGTCGTGACAGCCGACGCCAGAGCGTCGGTCTGCCACTCAAAGTACGTGTTCTTCACGTTCTCGCGGCCAGTGTTCGACATGAACGGAACATCGACGGGAGAGATATTGTAAATGACGTTGGCCAAGTCCTCGCGGACGTTGGTCGCGTCGTAACGAGTAATCTCGTTAGTGCTGATAGCCACTGTATTGCTCCTTAAAGCATGCGTTCGAAGATGGACGCGGCATCGCTGACGCGCCCGGTTTGGGCGAGACGCTGTTTCGCTTTGGAGATGTCGGACGAAGTACGTGGCGCTGAGCTTGCAGAGCCTGCCGGCAAGGTCTTCGGGCCTTTGGTGACGACGGGGCGAGGAACCTTCGCTACCATCTCGTCATACCGCATGGCCTTGTACATCACCGCGATTGCGCGAGGGTCGTATGCCTGAGCCAACTCTTCTTGTGAGTATCCGACTTTCTTGCCGTACTCTAAGAGCTTGCCCCGATCCGTTTCCCAGCGCTTGGCATCCTTCCAATCGGGGACCAGTTCCGGCAGCTTCTGCCGCCCCTGTTCCACGAACTGCTGAAGTTGCTTCTGCTGCTCTGCTGTCTGAAGGGCCTGGAGACGCTGCATTTCAGCCTGCGATGCCGCGAGCTTGTCCTGCCGGTCTCGCCAGATGTCCTTCTGACGAACGTACTCTAGTGGGTCGCTGTCATACAGATTCTGCCAATTCGGTTCCCGCTCCTGGGCCTGCTGCCACTGTTGCGAGAGTGCCGTCAAAAGCTGCTGGTACTGCGCCCTTTCCTGCATCACCGCCGTGGCGTGTGCCTCCAGAGCCTTACGCTCCTCGGACAACGCCATGGTTTTACGCGAGTAGTCCTGCTGACGCTGGTAGCCCTTGGCCACCTCCTCCACCGGCAACTGCTCGGCCTTGCCATCAATAACGACGGTGACCAGCTTCTGCTCGGGTTCGGTAGGCTCCTCGGCCTCCTCGCCTTCAGGTGCTGCTTCTTCGGAGGACTCCGCTTCTTCAGCGGTCGTCTCACCCTCCTCGGTCGCAGCCAACGGCTCTGCCGGTTCTTCGGCAGGCTTTGGCGCTGCTTGTGCTGTCGTGGAAGTCTCGGTGTCGGGGAATTCCCCGGCGAGAATGCCCTCGATAGCCTGGGCCGCGCCTGGAATTCCGGTCGCTGAGTTAGCGGTATCGGACATTTAGATATACCTCAAATGTTGTCGCTTTTCAAGCGACGGTTAAACGCGCTGATACGCGAATCGTTTGCGATGTAGGTGATTTCTGACTTTAGGTCGGTGACCGCTTTCAGCATCCGGTGCGCTTCCTCGCGGTCGCTGACCGATTGCGAATTCCGCCATGCCTCCACGTATTTATCGTCCAGCACGGCAAAGAGCCGGATCAGCACCTCGGAGCCGTCGAGGGCTTTCACCTGCTCCTTGAATTCGCGATCATCCATTGCCGACGCCCATCACGTTTCCGTGCATGCGGGCCGCAGCGCCGATCGACGCTTTCTCGATTTCGATGCCGCGCTTGATCTCGGCCTCCAGGCGGGCAACGTCGGCCTGCGTGCCGTATTTCGCCTCGATCTCCGCAACCTTGACCATCGCCTCAAGCCGCATCTTTTCCATGTCGGACTGATGCCGCATCTGTATTTCCTGCGCGTCGAGTTGCAGCTTCAACTGGTCGTGCTGAATCTTGGCCTGCGCTTTCTGCGCCTCGATCTTCACAAGCTCCATGTTCGGATCGGGCGGCGGCGGCTGCTGCGCCATCATCTGAATCTGCTGCGGGTCGATCTCCTTGAAGTAGCGCTGGGCATCCTTGAACCCGGCCAGCGCACAGACTTGCGCCAGCGTATTGCGATATTCGAACACTGAGCAGAGCGGGTTCATGGGGCCTGCCGTCTGCATGATCTGTTCCTGCTTCTGCGCCAGCAGCATCAGAAACTGCATCTTGTCCTGATCGGTGCCGCGCCCAAGCGCGACGTTGACCTGAACGTCAAGGTCGGCGTCCCAGTAGCGCGGATCGACCTCTACCCATTTGCCGCGCATGCGCACCACGCGCGGCTTGTCCTGATGGCGAACGATCAGCTTCAGCAAGCCACGAAACAGGCGCTTCATGCCGTTCTCGGCAAACAGACGGGCCACAAGCTCGATGCGCTCCTGCGCACCCTGCACCGTCGCCGTCACCGCAGCGCGGGTCGTGGACTGCAGCACGTCCGGGTCCAGACCCTGAGATGCCGCCGAGATACCCGTGCGCCGTGCCTTTACGTCATCCAGATAAGCGATGACCGGCATGGCCTGCTGGCCGACGAACGGCTGCGAGAATGGCTGCACCATCCCCGGTTGCCGCATGCGGATAATGCCGCCCATCTCGGTGTTGAGCACATCATCAATGTTGACTTGGCCCTCTACGATCGCCGTGCGCGGGAAGATCGACTGCGCCAGCGAATCAAGCGTGGCACGCACCACGTTCGACTTCATAAGCTGCAAGTCCATCGTCTGGTCGGCAATCGACTGCCCGATCACCATGTGAGGCTCGGGGTCGGGACAGAAGAAAGCGAACGGCACATCCGTCGCCACGCTGTCGTGCAGGATGTGATGCGCGTTGCCGATCGAGCAGACCTTGCGCAACTCGGCAATGCCGTCGCCGTCCTTGTCGATGCGTACATACGATTCGACGTACAGCGCCCGGCGCATCGTCTGGTCGGGATTGTCGCTGCGATCCATAAACGACATGATCGCCGGGTTGCGGGTCTGCGCCTCGTAGTTCAGCACGAACACGTCGCCCTGGCCGGCATGCTCCTCGACCTCGTCGCGGTCGTAGCCCATGGCCACCAGTTCCGACACCGTCTTCAGCGAGCGATGACCGACATACGCGGCGTTCTCGATGTCGCGCGCATCGCGTGCAATCAGGAATTCCTCGGGCGGCACCGACTCCAGAACGACACGGTTCTTCTCGATCTTGCGCCGAATCTTCACCCCGTACTTCACGATTGCCGGCTGAACCATCATGCCGTCAGGGCCGGTCACGGCCTCCTGCTCGGTCTCTTCCTCGATCTCCACGATCTCGACCGCAACGTCCTGCTGCAGCACCTGAAGCTGGCCCTCATCAAGGTTCTCAAATTCTGCTTCGCTGATCTCCGTGTCCTCGGACCAACGCCACTTGATGATGCCCGTGCGCCGCACCAGCGCATCCTTGAACACCTGATGCAGAATCGAGAAGCCGGGGTTGTCGTTGTAGAAAACGTGGTTGATGTAGTCCGTCTGCTGCGCCGCCATGTCCGTCTTGTCGGCAGTGTTCGGCGCGAACTCGACCACCTGATCCGACGAGGTGAAGATACGCAGCAGCGACGGCACAATGGCCTGCACCGTGTCGCGCACCTCGGTCATCACGATGCGCGAACGCCCGTCTTCCTCGTTGCCAAACTCGTCGCCGCGATAGTAGGCCGTGGCCTTGGCACGCTGCGGCGCGATGTAGCCGTCGATGTAATCTACCGCCTCGTCAATCGACGCCTTCACCGAAGCCACGAACTGCCCTTCGTCCATCTCGTCGCTGGCAGCAGGCTCTTCCTCGGGAGCAGCATCAAGCGTGGGATCGAGCAAGGCATCCATGGCGGAAGCCGTCTCGGGAATACCCGAAGACGATGCGCCCATGTTGCTACTGTACTGAGTCGCCATCCTACTTCACCGGCAGCAGCGGCAGGCCGGCACGGATGCGGCGGTTGCGCGCCGACGCGGCAGCAGCCTTCTTCACCGCGTTCTTCTGCGCAGGCGACTGCACCACGGCACTGCCCGTAGGCCGCATGTTGTCGTCCATCCCGTAGCGGGCGTTGCCCACCTTGTCCCGGACGACACCCTGCTCCTGCACCATGAAGGCGTTGTGCAGTCCGTTAAAACCACCCTTGAGCTTCATTACAATCTCCCTTGCCGCGCTCGGACGCGGATGTTGTAGATGGGGGGATAGTGCTGCATCAAACGATCCCCCTAAGACCGCGCTTCAGGGCCTGACCCGGCACCCACTTCATCCCTCGCCCACCAACCAGTGCGGCATCGCCGGCAAAGGTCAGGCACAGGGAGTCGGCAATGTCGGGCGAGCGGCGAATGCGCTTGCGCATCTCGTCCTTCGATTCGATCTTGTAGGTGCCGTTGGAATTGAACTTGTAAAGCGGCGCGCTGATCTCAACGCGCAACTCCTCAACCTTCGGCAGCCTGCAGGCGCGCTGCTGCAGCCAATCGCGCAGCGTCAGCCACAGTTCATCGCGCAAGCGGCTGGCCTGCGGGTTCATCGCAGCACTCTCCGCGACGTTCACATCGCGGACGTTGTACTTCAGTTCGCGCAGACGATCGGCAACGCCAGCGCCAAGGCCGATCGAGTCCACCAATATCTCGGCAGGCTTGTCCTTCATCGCCTCGTTGGCAACCCAGCCGACCGTCTCCATCAGGTCGTTGCCGCTGCGAATCTGGAACTCCAACACCACGTTGCCTTGGCGCTTGCAGATTACACTGCGGTCGCCGCCGAAGCGGGCAACGTCAACGCCGAAGACCAGCGGTTCCGCCGTGTTCAGCACAACGTCGCGCTTCATTGCGGCATCGACCAGATCAACGGGGATCAGGCTGTTGTCTTCAGTGCGCGGGAACTCGCCCAGCACTCGCACCGAATACTGCGGGCTGTCCTCGCCCCAGGTTTCGGCAACCTGCTGCACGAAGTCCTGGTCCACAAGGTCGGCAAGGTCGGGGTCGAGGCAGGAGACCGTCATCCGCTCCCAGCGGTCGGCTAGTTCGTTGTGAGACTTGTAGAACAAGCCGGTGAGGCGGGTCGGGTTGCCGACCAGCACCGTCGTTGCACTGTGGCCTGACATCGAGCCGGTGGCCGCCTCGTACACCGACTCAGGAATGCCGCTTGCCTCGTCGGCAATCAGCAGCACGTTCTCCGAGTGAATACCGGCCATTGCTTCCGGCTTGTCGCTACTGCTGGTCCTGGCGCTGATGAAGCTGCCGTCAGGGTCGGCCTTGAGTTCGATGCGGTCGCTGTAGACTTCCAGCAGCGCCTTGAGTGGCGGCGGCAAGCGGGTGATCCAGCTTTTGAGTTCGGCAAAGAGGGCGTCGAATAGCTGCGGCGCGGTTGGGGCCGTGACGACGCTCTTCTGCGGCAGGCGGCAGATGATCGACCAGATTAGCACCCATGCCACTGCCGTGGACTTGCCGACGCCGTGGCCCGCCTTGATGGAGATGCGGCGCTTGCCGTTGGCGACGTGGGTCAGGAATTCGCGCTGCCACTTCTTGGGCTTTGCGCCTAGCACTTCTTCGGCAAAGGCGACGGGGTCGCTTTGGTATTTTTCTAAAAATTCTATAAAAGCAGAGGTCCCGGCTTGGGACCCATGGGGGTGGGGGGTATGAGGGGCCGACCCTACTGTGCGCGGGTGGTCGTCACCGACACCGCCCCGCGAGGTGGTCCCCCCTGGCGGGGGGTGCCTGGCGATCGGCGGTCGGCCTCGCCCCTTGAGCTTGACGGCGGACACTAGATGTTGTTCCCGTCTGCGTCTAACGCGTCGGACCGCGTGCTGTTCACGTCCACGTTTACGCTATCCCCTTGATCTGTAACGATTTTATCGCTTTTACCCGATTTTCCATAATGTACGTTATACGGGTTCACAGTGTTACCGCTATAAACCGGCGAGCTAGCTTCGATGGGTGTCGCGCCATCTCCTGGCGTTGTATCCTTTTGAATACGACGCGAGGCGAGCGCGCGGATTGCCTCGATGTGGCTGCCGTTCAGGTCCAGGCTGACCGATACTGAACGGTCTACCCACATGCCCAAACTCTTGCCGATTAACTCCTCGGCCCTAACGGCAGCAGGATAATTACCGCTTTCCTCCGCTTTAACTGACAGGTTATCTAGCCGTGTCAGTACTCGGTCGGCAGTAACCTCATGCCGCTTGCTCAAGCGCTCTATCCGCTTCTTCACACTAGCTTTACCTAACAAGCGAACGGCAGCGACACTTGCGCCCTTTTCACTGTAACCGGCAGCGATGGCTGCTCGCGTCCCATTGCCGTGCAGGGCGATATATTCCGCCGCGAAGCTTGCTTGTTTTAAGGTGAGACCGTCAGGCACCTTTAAGGCGGAAAAGAAAACCGGGAAATACGTCAATCTGAGAATTGACACCACGCAATTAGTGTCATAACTTTACGTCACGCCATCGGAACAGTCCGCAGGCGGTTCGGAGAGAACCAAATGAAGCCCACCGGACATGTGATCTATAACGGCCCGTCCCTTTTGGACGGCGCACCTATCGCAGTTGTCGCGATTGTAAAGAGCCGCAATCGTAAGACTGCTAACATGCTGCAGACTTACATAATCCGCAGTGATGTAGACCCTATTACAGCCAATAGGCTCGGCCTTGACTACAGTAACTGCGGACACTGTCCGCACCGTGGTCGCGCCGACAGTAACAAGGCGACAGGCCTTGCACCCGGTCGCAGTTGCTACGTTAATATGGGACAAGGCCCGCTTGGCGTTTATCGCACGCTATGCAAGGGCCGCTACCCTCGCGCTATCGGGCATGCTGCAATTGCTGCAGTCGGCGCGAACCGTATGGTGCGAATTGGCACCTATGGTGACGGTGCCGCTGTTCCAGGTTTCATTTGGGATAGCCTGACAAGCAAATCGGACGGGCATACGGCCTACTCGCACCAACGCTACGTCACTAGCTCAAGCTATGACGCAAAGCGCTACATGGTCTCAGCTGATACTCTCAGCGAAGCGCAAAGCGCATGGCGTGTCGGCGCACGTACATTCCGCATCATGCAGAATGTAACCGATCTGCAGGCCGGCCAGGAGATACTTTGCCCTGCATCGGAAGAGGCCGGAAAGCGCACCAATTGTGCAAAGTGTGGCCTATGCGCTGGCGCTAGCATCGCAGCAAAGAGTATCGCCATTGTCGCCCATGGCGCGGGCGCGTCTCACTTTGAGGCGCGTCATGCATAACCTAGCCTTGAACATTTCCGGGGTGCTGGCGTTTGCGGCGCTTTGGATAATCGTCTTCCTCTATCTGCTGTGAAGGGAAAATAAAATGAGCACGTTTAATTTCATCCAGCCCGTCGAATTCCTTATGCGTTACGAGGCTGACACAATCGAAGAGGCGCGGTCTAAAGCGCTAGAGTTTTCCGCTACGCATACTGTCGGGGATTTTTGGGATGCGGCGCAAAATCTTTGGATACTTGACCCACGCGAGGATACGGACGACTGCGAACCTGAAGGCGTAGATCGCGGCCCCAGTAACGCCATTTCGCGCGAGGAATTACACTCAGCTCTGCACGAATTGGTGAAGGTCTCCCTGGGTGTCGTCGCGACATGGGAGGGGGGAGACCTTGCTTTGGCGGTCAACGCACTAGAGCAGGTTGCGCTAGATGCGCAGTTTATCCTCAATAAGAAGGCCCACACCTAAGCTTTGCCCATGGCCGCGCCAGTTAATAGCTGGCGCGGTATTGGCCAGCGCTTGGAATGCTGGATCACGGAAGGAACAAAATGCGCCTCAATCTAAATTCAGACGACAAAATCGTTGCAGCTCTCGCTGCCGTGAACGGGAAAGCGTTGTCGCACACTTTCACTTTAGCAAGTGAATTGCGTGCTGTAGCGCGAGACGCTGAAGAAAAGCTTTCGGAGTTAAACGTCCCCAAATCGATACGCAGCGGCGCAGTAGTCGCTGCGGAAAGTGGAGAGCGCCTGCCGAATAAATATAAATATCAGGCGACGACTACGCTAGTTTATCTAGAGAGAGGATCGTCGGGATGGTTTCTTACGTCAGCGAGGCGAAGTGAAATTTGGCCAGACCAAAAGCCACACTATTTCCTGCGCCTGACTGCAGCCCAGGACATGGCCGCTGTTGATCGGTTCCGCTCGCAGTATGCTCGCCGCGATCCGGTGCAGATGGTTAGCTTGTAGCACAAGCGCCGCCCTTGACCGCCCCGGCATCGCTGGGGCGGAATAGGCCAGCGCTTGGGCTGGACATAGGAGATTAACAATGCGTCAGTCTATCCATTACCATTATGAGCAGCTAAACTATAATGAGCAGGACTTTGTCGATTGGGTTTTTTCCGACGTTTTCGACAAAGCGCGGAAAGCAAAAATTCCCCTTCACGGCGACGACACAATTGAACGTGCGGTAGATGCTTTCGCCCGTGCAGTCATTAAAAGCCGCACGTCCACGTCCAGCGATTAGCCACGTCCACGTCCACGTTAAATCTTCACTCACGTCCACGTTCAGGAGGAAAAGCATGACACGCGACCATTTCCGCACCGACAACACGGAAGGCTACACGACCGACGACCTCGCATGCCTTAATGATTTATTCCGCGCCATGTGCGCGGCGGAAAACGTCGACCCTGTGGACGGTGAGAAGTCTCACTTGGATTATTTGGGCGAGAAAATTCTGGCCGCATACGATGCGGGCAAGGTGGCCGGCATTGTGGAAATCGGGCGATGAAAAGGCACAAAACCTACGCCCCCGGCGACAAGGTCGCTTATTCCGCCGCGTTCCTGCGATCAACCAGCCAGTACACGGGCGATGTCCCGTTCCTGCGGGGTGAGATTGTGGCGGTCGAGCCTCTCGGGGAGCGGCAGCTTTGCACGATCCAATGGTCCCTGGGCTGTAAGCCAGTGCGCATGCCTAGCCAGTATCACGACGACGGGCTTGGCCGTGTTATTAGTTCCAATCTCACGTTAGTGTCACGCCTCGCGCTTGACGCCGCATAGGATGATTTGATGAATGACATTGATAAATTTCCCGTGCGCGTCTGCGGAATAGACGTGACTGGATACAAGCGACAAGGCGAGCCTTGGCAGGACGCGGCAGCAAGGGCTATCCGGCGCGCGTTGAAGGGTCGCGGCATTGCCACTTCGTGGCGATTAGAAGCGCATGAAAAGCACGGCGCGCACGCCATGCGGTACCACGTGCGGGCGACCATAGTCGGCACTGCTAGCAGTGGCGGTTCCAGTCCGATCCTAGGAGAGGCGCAAGCCATCCTGTCGGACGAGACATTTGAACGGGGATGATTAGTGACAGACTTGGACCTATTCTGCACCTGCGGCGAAGCCCTATTCGGCCCGCAGTGGCAATCGGAGCTTGCGCGCCAGCTAAACGTAAGTGTGCGCACGATGCAGCGCTGGGCGGCGGGTGAATTCGCCATACCGCCAGGCGTGTGGGTCGATCTACTGAAACTGCTGGCTGATCGGCAGAATGAATTGGCTAAACTGCGTCCGTTGCTGCAAAAGCAGGTTACGTCCACGTCAGACTAGACCGCACGTCTACGTCGGCTGATCGTCCACGTCCACGTCTACGTCCGCACCAGCGCCCGACGCAGGTTGAGCCTGCACAGTTGACGGCGCATGCCCTTGTTGGCATGCAGGCCCAACGCACGTCGGCGGTCGAACACGCTGCTAATTGGCCGCTCGATATGCTTGGCAATCTCCGCGTCCGAATAGCCCGCTCCTGACATACGCTGGATGACTGCGTCCACGTCCGCCGTCCACGATAGCGGGCGTCCACGTCGACGCTTGCCGGGTGCTGCGTCTGCGTTCGGGCTGTCGCTCATTGCATCACCATCCACCTTGCCAGCAGCGCGGCTTCCGCCCGTCCGTCGTCCTTCTTGCGGGAGAACATGGCCGAGTGATCGGGCCAGAGCCGGGTCGCCATAAGGCGAGCCGCGTCCTTGTCGGCGGGCACGCCAGCATCCCTCTTCCATTTTGCTGGCCGCACCATGATGAGCGGGTAGCCCAGCGCCGCGATCACCCCCTCCAGCACGCCCAACCCACGGCCAAAGGAGAACATGCTGCTGACCCCCTGCCCCGGCATTGCGTTCACGTCTTCAAGGACGATCCGGTCGGGCTTGGTCTCCACGATCAGGTCCACCACGCCGGGTGCCAGGATTCTGGAACGCCCCTTGACCATGATTGTCGGCATGTCGGCCACCCGGACCAGCACGTCGCCGTCCAGCAGGGCCATCGCACCGGA